CACAGTTCTTGGATATCCATCCATTAAATGGTCAAATATTTACGGAGTTGAATCCAGAGAAAGAGGCAATAATGGATATTGAGGACATGAATGTAGAGCTTGACGCTCAGATTGCTGCTAGATCTATGGACCTAGATACCATGTTAGCTGTAGCTAGATTAGTTTGGGGACCTGTGGTTGACACGATGACTACTCCAGAGTTGAAGAGAGATATCTTGTTATACGCAAGAGAGTATCCAATTCAGTTACTAGAGATGTTGAACGACCCATCTTTGACCGAGACAGCTTTAGCCTCTAAGGCGCTTTCTGAGGGCTTGTTTGGTATGCGTAACAATAACCGTGAGATCTGGTTTAACATGACCGGAAACAAGCGTAAGTTGATGAACGTGCAGCAGGGTGAAGATCCTGTGTATGTTTTGACTGCATACTTAGAGTCTGCTGAAGGAAAAGAAGTATTGGAAATGGTGAAGTCTAAGTTATCATAATTATACGTATATTTGTTGTATGGAAAAATTTTTAAGCATCCCAGTTACTAGCGAACAAAATCAGCTAGTTCAGGCTACAGGAATCATTTTGATTGAGCAAGCCTCTACAACTACAGTTACCATCACTTACGGTGGCGGTAAAGTGGTTACACTTACACATGCTACTGCTGGTGCAGGAGACGAGACAGAGCGTGATGCAATTCAAAGCGCCGTAGTTGCTGCCTTGCAGACTTCTTGGACTTTTGTTGCATACACTGTATCGAACCTTCCATACGCAGTTAGTGGAATTGGTGTAGCGTAAACATTAAGACTATTTAAAACTAAGGCCATCTCGAGAGGGGTGGCCTTTTTTTGTTATCTTTGTGAGAACATGATTAACACGGTTAGAAATACTGTTATGGCTATCATAAACAAGGACAACAACGGTTATATTACACCGGATGAGTTCAACTTGTTTGCCAAGCAGGCTCAGCTAGAGATATTTGAACAACAATTTTACGATTACACTAACTGGGTTAATAAAAGAAACGCCCGGATGGCTAACGATGGCTACTCTGACATTCAAAAACAAATTGCAGAAAAAATTGATAGATTTAGCGAGCAGGCGACTCTTACGTATAATTCTGGTGCCGGCGCTTTTCCTGCACCTTCTAATTCTTATTTCGTTAACGTTCTACTTTACGCTAACAAAGAGATTGAGTACGTGGCTCACACGAAAATTATGAACCTTATCTCGTCAAACTTGACGGCTCCCACTACATCGTACCCTGCGTACTATGAGAAGGAGAATTTCTATTATGTATATCCGAGCACAATCCAAACCAATGTCAGCGCTCTGCACGTTCGCTATCCTGTTGATCCTAAGTGGACATACACTGTCGTGTCAGGGTCGCCTATATTCAACCAGTCAGCTGTTGACTATCAAGACTTTGAGCTTTCGGAAAGCTCACAAAACGACTTAGTTTTCAAGATCCTTTCATACGCTGGTGTTAATATCCGTGAGAACGATGTAGTTCAGTTCGCAATGGCCGGAGAAAACGCAGAGTCAACCAAGCAATCATAATGGCATATATAAGCAACCAACAATACTACTCAGACCCCAACAATAACGGGGAGTACCAGTATGTCAGCCTTGCTGACGTAGTGAATAACTTCATGCTTATGTATGTTGGTGACGACAAGTTGATCGGAACCGTGAACAGGTACAATGTGCTGTTCTACGCAAAGCGTGCGATCCAGGAGCTCAACTACGATGCGGCTAGGAATGTTCGCGTTCTTGAGTTTAGGATTGGCCCAGACCTTAAGTTAATACTGCCACCTGACTACATCAACTACGTTCGTATCTCATTGGAGAACGAGGGCGTGTTATTCCCGTTACTAGAGAGCAAGACCGTAAACTACGCACAGACATACCTAAAAGACTCTAGTGACAATATCCTATACGATCAGAACGGAGAGGTGCTTACGGGCACGTCTGAGCTTGACATAAAGAGAATCCAAGGGTATCCAAGGGAATTGTTTACTGGCGACGCTTGGGCAAACGGAAGATATGGATGGCTTGTAGATGGTTATTGGTACTTTAACTATGACTTGGGCGGATACTTTGGCCTAAACGGAGAGACTGCCAACGGCAATCCGAACTTCAGAATCGATCAAGGCTCTGGTGTAATCAACTTCAGCTCTCAGATGTCTGACCAGTTATTGGTGATGGAGTACATCTCCGATGGTCTTGAGAACGGTGACGACTCATTGGTCAAGGTAAACAAGCTTGCCGAGGACTTCATGTATAGCTATATCAAGTGGTGTATTTTAAACAATCGTGTTGGAGTACAGGAGTACATCGTTCGTAGGGCGAGAGAAGAGAAGTCAGCCCTTCTTCGCAACGCAAAGATTAGGATGAGCAACTTGCACTCTGGTAGATTGTTGATGGTATTACGGAATCAATCTAACTGGATTAAATAATGCAAATAACAAGGTCGCTGGTATCCGGCATAATGAATAAGGACCTAGACGAGCGTCTAGTTCCAAACGGGCAGTATCGTGATGCTCTGAACGTAACTGTAGGAACCTCTGAGGACGCCGGTGTTGGCGCTGTAGCTAACGAGCTAGGCAATACACAGGTAAGCGGACTAGCTGCCGCTGCGACTACATTTTCTGGAAGTGCATTCTCTTTGACCGGGGCCAAGACGATTGGCTCTATAGCTGTCCCTGCTGAGTTCTTGATTTTCTGGTTTGTAAAGGCTGTTACGGGAAACATCATTGCATCTTACAATTCACAGACAGGCCTTACATCCATTATTGCAATGGACACTAGGGGCGGATCTAGCAATGTCTTAAACTTCAATTCTGAATACTTAATCACTGGTGTAAATTACATTAGTGGTCTATTATTCTGGACAGACAATTTAAACCCACCTAGGAGGGTTGATACAAAGGCTTTCTACGCTTACAACAACTTCACAGAGGAAAGCATCAATGTCATTGTAAAGCCACCATTAAGTGCTCCTACACTAGTTTTTAGGGAAGATACTAGTGTTTCGAACAACATCAAAGACAAGTTCTTATACTTTGCTTATAGGTATAAATATTTTAATAACGAGTACTCTTCTTTTTCTCCATTCTCTGAAGTTGGATTTAAGCCAGATACGTTTACATTTGACTACGGGACTGGTGTAAACAAGTCAATGCAGAACAAAAAAAACGTAATAGACATTTCATTCTCTATTGGTGGATCAAACATTAAGGAGATCCAGTTGTTGTTCAAGGACTCTGCAAGTACAAATGTAAAAGTAATTGAGAACATAGTAAGGGCAGACCTTCCATTCAACGTACAGGGTGTAACGGTAGTTGGAACTACTGCTACCTTTGCTGGTTTTGCTAACAACAAGGTTTATGGTGTGTTGCCATCGAACCAACTCACAAGACTATTTGACAACGTGCCTTTAAAAGCAAAGGCTCAAGAACTAATTAGTAGTAGAATTGTTTATGGAAACTATAGTCAGTTCTATAACATTGTTGATATTTTTGGTAGAAAAATTATACCAACTTACTCAGCGAGCATTATTAGTGAAAGCAAGCTTAGCATTAATTATATTGTTAATAGCCCTGTAAAGACTCTTCACTCTGATAGGGACTATGAAGTTGGTATCTGCTACATGGATGACTATGGTAGAATGAGTACCGTATTGACTTCTACAACAAATACAACAAATGTTTCATCGTTAAATTCTGATACAAGTAACTACTTGAAGCTTACAATTAAAAACGAAGCTCCGGCATTTGCAACCAAGTATAGAGTATTTGTAAAGCAATCAAAGGGTCAGTACTATACTATATTTCCTAACATTTTTTATACTGACGGGATTTACACATACTTTATGATTAATCAGTCTGACGTGGATAAGGTTCACGCCAATGACTACATTGTATTTAAGGTCAATCCAACAGGAATTACATACTCAAACGAACAGTATAAAGTATTAGAGGTTGGAGTAAAACCAAAGGACTTCTTGGGAAATTCAAAGTCTCAAGTGACTGGTGTTTACATGAAGGTAAAGACAAACGGTATAACTGCATTCTCTCCTTCTAACGTAATAATAAACAAAACAACAAGCGTTGGAGCGAACTCTGCTAGAAAATCATCTACAAAGTGTTCTCTTTCAGACAAGACGATTGATCCGTTATTGAATAGATTTGGCGTTGTAGAGTACCCTATTTTTTATGGAACAGGGAAAAATGACTTGTCTAGGCCATTGCCACAAATAACGCCTTCTCAAGACTGTAGGGTTACCGTTGAGATTGATGGCAGAACAGCGGCTGGTATTGATACATTTAGATATTCTGTAATGGGAATTGGCCCAGGTGGTTGGGCACAGCAAAATATACCTATTACCGCAGGTACTCAAGATATAATAGTTTCTGGAATTTTAATTTGCAAGATATCTTTTTTCAGCCCAAATGGACATACTATTGGAGATTCTTGGAGAGTTAACGTTAGATCAAACTCATTCAATGAAGCCGCTGGTATTTTTGGCGGAACTATATCATGGAGTGGAGATAACGATGGTTTTGGAGGTGTTGCAATTGTACCTTCCGAGCCTACTGCAATTAACGGTGGAGCTGTTATTTCTTTTAAAATAAGCGAGAGCAGAGTTGGTGGTGGCGAAAATCAACCAGAACAAACATTCATATCTTCTAGAGATTATGTAAACATAGAGGAGTGGTTCTTTGAGGACTCTATTTACGAAAAGTTCGTAATGACAGCCAGAAATCAAAACCAAGGTTC